ACACCGCACCCGACACCCTGAAAACCCTCGACGCCACCGGCGGCAGCGTCACCCGCCAGCCCGATGGCGTGCCCTACATCGTGGTGAGTGTGACCTTGCGGGCCACCTGCTACGACTACACCTCCAAGCCCGCGTAGGAGATCATCCATGTCCGGTCTGCTTTGCTCCGGCAACGTCAACATCGCGTTGCTCAAGGACGACGGCACCTTCCAGGGCTACCTGCCCGTGAAGAACACCGTCGAACTCGGCCTCAACCCCGGCGCCGTCGAATCGCAGGTGCGCAAGTCCAAGAAACTCGACGACTTCGGCCAGAACCTCGACACCGTCAACATCCCCGGCGGCCCCACGCTGGCCCTCAGCGTCGACGACATCGACGCCGACACCGTGGGCATGGCCTTCCGCGGCGACGTGGCCACCCTCAACCTGCCGGCCATCACCGCGCAGGAGTCCACGCTCGCCGTCACCCCCGGCATGTGGTTCCCGCTGGCCCCGGCCGGCTACCACGTCACCGCCGTAGGCGTGAAGGATGCCACCGATGCCACCAGTTACGTCGAGGGCACCGACTACACGCTGGATGCCGAAGGCGCGATGATCTACATCATCCCCGGCGGCACCATCACGGCCGGCAACCTCAAGGTCACGCTCAGCGCCGTCGCCGTCACCGGCAAGCGCATCAACCCGGCCACCAAGGCCAGCCTGCGCGTGGGCGTGCGTGGCCGCATGAAAAACCTCGCCACCGGCAAGTTCGTCATCGTCAACGTGCCGGACGCCACCCTGGCCCCGGGCGAGGCGGTCGACTTCTTGAGCGGCAACTTCGCCGTCAACAAGATGACGGGTCCCATCCGCACGCAGGTCGGCCAGGCGCCGTACACCGTCGACTTCCTCGACTGATTGCGCCCTCCGCCGTGCAATGCGGCGGCCCGCCGGGCGCTGTGCCACCCAGCCGGTACGGGTGGCACAGCGCGCCGGCCATCCTTGCGCCATGACCACGCGCGCGCTGCGAAATGCCAGCTTCAAAATCTACGTCAACGGCCGGGCTGCCGACAGCCTATACGGCCTGTCCAAGCGCGTCGGCGAGCGCGTGTCGCGTTTCTCCACGGCCTCGCAGCGCGCCCAGGCCGGGCTGGTGCGCAAACTGCAGCCCGTCACCAAGGCCGCCATCCGCGACTACTACACCGTCAAGCCGTCCGAACTCAACAACCGCTTCAAGGTACTCACCGGCAGCCGCGTCAAGGGCGATTTCGTCGCGTTGTGGGCCAGTACCCGTCGTATCTCGCTGATCGCCTTCGCCGGCCGATGGGGTGGCCCGAAAACCCCCGGTGCCGTCGCCAGTATCCTGCTCGGCAAGCCCAAAACCTACGACAGCGCCTTCATCGCCAGCATCGGCTGGCGCGGCGTCTCCGGCGCTTCCGTCAAGGCCGACACCGTGCATCGCGGCATCTACGTGCGCAGCCGCGGCCCCGACGGCAAGCGCGTCGGCCGCGGTCCCGTGCGACGCCTCTACGGCCCCAGCGCCTACGACATGCTGATGCCCGGCGCGGGCGGCAACGACGCCCCCGCCAAGATCCGCAAGGCCGTCATCAGCGAGCTGGAGTCCTACTACGTGAGCGAGTTGTCGCGGCAGATCGCGGTGGCGCTGCGCAGCGGGTGACTGTGCCACCGATCCGGTAAAGCTGGCACACCCTGATCGCCATGCTGCGTAGCATGGCCGTCATCCTCCGCACCGCACCTGCCGCCTCCGCGCGAGGCCCTCGACATGGCTGACGCCAAGTTCGAGGAAGTCATCCGCCTTGCCTTCGAGACGGCGGGCACCGAAGGCATCAAGCAAGCCGCCGGCATGCTTGCCAACATGGGCGACGTGTCCGAGGAAACGCGCACGCACGCCGCCGCGTTGCTCGACACGCTCGCCAGCTCCGACAAGACCGAACGTGCGGTGCAGCAGTACCGCGACATCGGCCTGTCCGTGCTGGACTACCAGCGCCAGATCACTGCGGCCAAGGCCCGCGTGGTGGAGCTGGCCGAGGCCGTCAAGCAGGCCGACAACCCCACCAAGGCCCAGCAGCGCGAGCTGGACAAGGCCCGCGCCAGCGTCAGCGCGCTGGTGGCTGAGCAGCAGAAAGAAGTGGCGCAGTTGCGCACCCTCAAAGCCGGGCTGGAAGGGCAGGGCATCAGCCTGCGCAGCGTGGGCGCCGCGCAAAAGGACGTGGCCGCCCGCACCGCCCAGGCCAGCGCCGAGCTGCGCGACATGGTGGGCAAGCTCAAGGCCCAGCGCGCCGCCGAGCAGCAGCTGCAGGCCGAGCTGGCCGCCGAGGCCGGCAAGAAGCGCGCTGAAACCGCGCAATACGACGCCGCCGTCGAGCGTCTGCGCGAACACCTCAAGGAGGCTGGCCATGCCGGCGCCCAGGGCGCACGCGAAACCGGCGAGGCGATGGAGCAGACGCGCGGCATCCTGGAGCGCTTCCGCGAGCCGCTGGCGGCCATCGCCGCGTTCTTCTCGTTCGAGGCGCTCAAGGAAGGCGTCAAATCCATCTTCGCCACCGGCAGCGCCTTCGAGAAGATGGAGCAGCAGCTTTCCGGCCTGTACGGCACCGCCGACAAGGGCAAGGAAGCGTTCGAGTGGCTCAAGCAGTTCACCACCGGCACGCCGCTCAAGCTGGACGAAACCATGGCCGCCTTCGTGCGGCTCAAGAAGTTCGGCATCGACCCGATGGGCGGCGCGCTGCAGTCCCTGGTGGACTACAACGCCAAGATGGGCGGCAACGCCGAACAGTTGCAGGCCATCACCGACGCGTTGACCAAGGCCGCCACCAAAGGCCAGATCGACATGCGCGGCCTGATCGCGCTCACCGATGCCGGCGTGCCCGTGTTCGACATGTTGGCCGCCGCCAGCGGCAAGACCGCCGACGAAATCCAGAACCTCGCCCAGCAAGGCCTGCTCGGCGCGGACGCCGTGGCGCAGCTCATCAAGCAGATGGGCAAGGCCGGCGCGGGCGGCGCGGCGAAGGAACTGGAGCAGCTTTCGGCGCAGTGGACGGTCTTCACGGAGAACATCGACGACTTCCGCGACCGCATCGCCCGCAAGGGCGTCATGGACTACTTCCGCGACCAGTTGCGGTCACTGAATGACTGGATCGCCCAGCTCGCCGCCGATGGCCGACTCGACCAGTACGCGCAGCGCATCAGCAATGCCATCACCGGTATCGCGGAAAAGGTCAAGCAAGCAGGCTTGTTCCTCGCCGAACATGCGGGCCAGATCAAGAAACTGGTCGAGGTCTACGCGGCCTTCCGCATCGGTCGCATCCTGGTGGAACTGGGCGGTTTCGCCGGAAAGCTGTGGAGCGTGGGCCGCAGCGCGATCGCTGGCACCGAAGCCGTTGCCGGACTCAGCCGCGGCATGACCTTGTTCCGCGGCGTGCTGGCGCTTGGGTTGTCGCCGCTGGGCCTGATCGTGACCGGCCTCGGCGCCTTTGCCGTGGCGGCCAATCTCGCCGCCGATGCCATCGTCGATTATGCCGTGCGGCACAGCAAGGCGATGGCGCAGGCGACCAAGGCGGAACAGGAACACATCGCCGTCATGGGCGATCTATCCGCCCAGTGGGACCGCCGCGCCGCCGCGCTGGCCGATTTCCAGGACGTGCAGACGCAGACCGCCGAACAGGTCGCGCAGATGACTGCGGCCGAGCGTGCGGCGTACAAGGACCGCCTCGCCGGCTACACCGAATACTCCCGCGCGGTGTGGAAAGAGGCCCAGCTGCGTGTCGCCGCCGACAGCAACGCCACCGCCGAGGAACGCCGCGCCGTCGCCGCGCTGCAAAAGACCTTCGAGACTGCGCAGGCAGCTGCCGAGGACTTCCAGCGGGGCACTGCGCTCGCCGCCCGTGCCGCAGGTGCCGGCCTCACCGCCATGGCGCAACAGATCGCCGAGGCCGTGCGCGCGGCGCGCAACAACGCCGCCGAACTCAAGACCAAGATCGACGAGCAGTTCGCGGACATCGCCCACCGCACGCCGCGGCAGCTCGGCGACATCGCGTTGGCCTTCGCCGACCTCACCAAGGACGGCGACCGCTCCGCACGCGACATCCGCGAATCCTTCCGCCAGCACCTGGCCGCGCTCAGTGGCGAGGATCTGCATGCGTTCCAGACAGCGGCAAACCTCGCCTTCGTCGCCGCCGGTACCGATGCCAGGCAAGCCGCTGCGCAGATGGACGACTACCTGCAAACCGCCCTCGGCCGGCTCGGCGTGGCGGTGGAGCAGTGGGGCGCAAGCGCCACCGAAGCCGGCCAGCAGAATGCGGAGCTGTTCCGCGCGGTAGCAGAGAATGCCAACGCCAGCGCCGCCACCATCGAGGCGGCGTTCAACAAGGCGCTGGCGAACACGCATACCGCCGCCGATGCCACTGCTATCGGCGACGCGATGCAGGCTGCCGCTGCGAAGGGTGAGGTGGGGTTGGATGCGGCCAATCGCGCCGCCGGGGCGCTGGAGTCGCGCCTGCGCGCGCTCAAGACTGCCGCCGATCCGCTGGGCGACAGCTTCGCCAAGCTCGGCATCAAGTCGCAGCGCATGCTGGACGACGCTGCCGACAGCGCACGCAATAGCTTCAACGCCATCGTGCAGGGTGCCCGCAGCGGGCAAGCCAGCATCAACGATGTGCGCGCGGCCTTCCAGGCCTACGCCCGCGTGCAGATGGAAACCGTGGCCAACGCGGAGCCATGGAAACAGGCGCAGGTGCGCAGCGCGCTGGAAGTGCAGGCGACCACGCTCAACGTCACCGACAGCATCGACAAGATGGGCCTATCCGGCATCGATGCCGGCGCCAACGTGGCCAAGGGCGCGCACGAAGGCGCGGATGCCATGGACCGCCTGGCCGCATCCACGCAAAAGGCGGCGGCTGCCGGCGAGAAGCTCGGAAGCTCCGGCATGGACAGCGACGGCAAGCCAAAGTGGCACGACATCATCAACAACACCCGCGTCGCCCTCAACGGCCTCAGCGACGCCATGCTGCGCCAGCTCTCCAACCTCAACGCCCTGGCCAGCTCGCCGCGTCTGTGGGCCGACCAGTGGAACAAGGTCTTCGCCGACTGGCAGCACCAGAAAGACGAGTACACCGAACAGCTCGGCGTGATCGAAAAGCAAAACGCCGCCTACGACGAGATGACCCAGCGCGTGGCGAAGCTGCGCACGCAGTACCGCTACCTCAATGATGATGCCCTGCGCAACATGGCGATGGCGCAGAAAACGCTGGAAGACAACCAGAAACGTGCCGCCGAAGAGGCGAAGGCCAAGCACGACGAAGCCGTGCGCAAGGCGAAGGAACTGTACGACGCGCAGAACGCCGCGTGGCGCAAGGAAATGGGCCTCGACGAGAAGGGCCAGCCTGCCGCGGCCGCGCCGGCTGCCAAGCCGGAACGCATTGCCATCGACCTTACCGTAGCCGCCAGCCAGACCAGCGGCGCCGTGCCCGCCCAGCTCAGCGGTACCGACGTGCAGAAAGTGGCGAACGAAGTGGTACGGCAGATCAGCATCGCCCGCAGCCGGAGCAACCGCTGATGGCCGACATCACGCTGGGCACTGTCACCTTGCCGCCCGACCTGCAATGGGCGGACGAACTCACCTGGGTGCCGCTGGGCGCCAGCGCCAAGCTCAGCCTGTCCGGCGCCGAGATCGTGCAGACGGCGCCCATCCAGGCGGCGCGGCCCATCACGCTGCAGGGCGGCACCGACTTCGCCTGGGTGAACTACGCCACCGTGCAGGCGCTGCTGGCGCTGGCCGCGGCGCCCGGCGCCACCTACACGCTCACCCTGCTGGACGGCCGCACGTTCACCGTGCGTTTCCGCGTGGAAGACACGCCCATCGAGGCGACGCCCGTGCTGCACCGGGCCACGCCGGACGCCGCCGCGCGCGACGCCCTGCAGTACATCCCCATCATCCGCTTGAAGACGGTCTAAGCCATGACGATCCAGGTCACCGACATCCAGCTGCTCGCCTCCGAGCGCCTCACCGACACCGCCGACGGCGGCGGCAAGATGACCGGCAACGTCATCGTCGACGGCCAGGTCAACAACCTGTTCCCCGACATCAGCCGCCTCGACCGCACCTACGGCCGCCTGGCGCTGCGCAAGGCCTACATGAGCGTGCGCAGCCAGAACACCGATACCTACCTCGGCGCGCACGTGATCCTCACCGACCCGCCCAGTGACGACAAGGTGGCGGTGACCATGTTCACCACGAACAGCCCCAGTGACGTGCGCAGCAACGCGCAGGATCGCATCGAGTCCTACCTCACCGTGGGCCCGCTGTCGTCCTACTACGTGTTCGGCAACCAGCCGCAGGGCGCCAAGGCCATCAGCCTGCTGGGCCGCGTGGAGGATCTGGTGCCGGAAGTGGGCGATGTGCTGGTGCTCAGCGTGGAATCCGGCGCCACCGTCACCGCGCAGCAGTACGTGCGCATCGCCGACGTCAAAACCGAGACCCGCACCTTCACCGACGCGCAGGGCGACTACACCCGCAAGGTGCTCACGCTCAGCCTCACCAGCGCGCTGCGGCAGATGTACCAGGGCGCCGAGGCAAGCCGCCTGTCCGGCGTGGCGCCGCCCACGCGCGTGCGCTCCGTCACCGTGGCCGATGCCAGCAGCTATTTCGGCGTGAGCCGGCTCAGCGCGCCGGCCGCGCAGGCGGCGCTGTCCATCACCATCGACAGCATCACTGCCCAGCTGGTGCCCAGCACCACGCGTGAGGTGGCCGTGGCCAGCGCCACGCCGGGCCTGTCGCTCAGCTACATCGCCGCAGCGGTCGCCAAGGCCCTCACCACCGGCGCTTCGCCGCGCTACCAGTTGCGTGGCGTGTACCCCGGCAGCCTGCAGGCCGCCATCCCCGGCGGCACCGCCAAGGACGACGGCGCCGGCAACATGGTGCTCGACACCGCCAACGTCGGCACGGTCGATTACGAGTCCGGCCGGCTCTCCGGCCAGACCATCAACGGCGGCACCTATATCCCCGCGGCCACCTGCAGCGCGGCCAGCAAGTCGATCGCGGTGGACATCACCCTGGCGTCGCAGGGCACGGTGTACGTGCAGACCTTGCCCACGCGGCCCGCACCCGGCTCGCTGATCGTCTCGTTCCGCTACCTCGGCAAGTGGTACACCCTCACCGATGCTGCGCGCGACGGTACCGTGCGCGGTGACTCCGTCGCGGCCGGCGGCGGCACGGTGGACTACACCAGCGGCGACGTCACGCTCACCCTGGGCGCCGTGCCCGACGTGGGCAGCAAGCTGATCTACAGCTGGGGCGACCCCACCAGCTTCGCGCAGCATGCCGGCGACATCACCGTCAACACGCCCAGCGTGCTGTTCCAGACCGCGCACTGGCCGATCAAGCCCGGCTCGCTCAGCCTGCAATGGGTGTCGGGCGGCGTCACCAAGAACGCCAGCGTGGCGGCCAACGGCACCATCAGCGGCGACGGCACCGGTACGGCCGTGTACCTCGACGGCACCATCGCCCTGCAGCCCGCCGCCGCGGCCTACCCGGACAGCAACGCCAAGATCACCGCCACGTACAC